ATTGAAGCCCTCTGCCTCAGCCTTCTCTCAGGCGGAACACAAGAGGCAGAAAGTTTGGTAGATCCTTCTTACTATCCCTCCCTGAGTCATACTCTCGCGAGGGAAGAAGTAAACAAAGTAATTCAAAGCTCTTTGCCATCGGAAGAGATACGGCGAAGAGTGAATCGCCTCGAATTTGAAATTTCAAGAAGGTACCGGTAAGTATGAATGAACCACTGTCGCCCACAGTTCGAGGATTAACGTACCCTCTAACGATTGTCAACGGAAATCTTGCCACCAGTGTCGATTACGCACTTATCAACCAACAAATTCGAAGCGTTGTTGAAACTCGCTACTACGAGCGTGTAATGCGAGCAAATTACGGTATTCAGGACAATATTCTGTCCGTAATAGACCCCGGACTCATAAATTCAGATCTTCAATCTTCAATCACGGAAAATGTTACAGGACTTTCCGGAGTAACTGTTAGCGGTGATTGGAAAACCGGGGGTGACGACGGAATTTACTATGTGTTTATACAGTATTCTGTGAATGGTGTTCCGCAGTCACCAATTCAATTTCCTCTGTCAAACTGATGTATTCTTTTCAGGAAAAAGATATCTACCGGCTAATCTCAGCTTGTCGGCACTATATGAACCAAACTTCAAGCGAGTATCTTTACGAAGAATATTCAGAGATTATGCGCAAACTTGAAATTTATGTGGAGCAAAACTTTCCTGATTCGCCCACGGGTAAAATAGAGATAAAGACTAGAATTGCCCGAGGATTGGATGGCTCAGAGATTTAAAACAGCCCCTGTACCTTCGGGTGAAGTTGCCCGTTATACGAGCGATCCGTACAATCTTTCAAGTTTGTACATGTTCGGAAGTTCCTCACCCTTCACAGGCCAAGGAAATACAATCGTCCGGCCAAATGACGATCTGCTAATTCAAAAAGGTGGCAATCGTGCCCTGTCGGTTTACCAGCGGCTTCTTTACGACGAACAGGTTCAAGGTTGCTTCGCAAAGTTGACGCAAGAAATTACGTCTCGTCCGTGGTATGTTGAGCAGTACAGTGATAAACCGGGAGACGTTGCCGTTCGAGACTTCGTAAGCGAGGTTCTCGAAGAAATTGCCCTTGACGATATTTACAAAGGACTAGCAGAGGCCATCATTACGGGCTTCTCAGTCGGTGAAGTAATGTGGAAGAAAACGAAGAGAGGCGTAATACCGATTGATGTGAGAATGAGGGACCAGCGCAGATTCGTCTTTCAGGAAAAGGAAGATGCTCAAACTGGTTTCACGATGCGCTGCCTCACCTTTAACCGAATGTTTGAAGGTGTTGAGCTCCCGAACCGAAAGTTTATTGTTAATCGCTATTGGACACTTCACAACGGCGACCCGTACGGAGCTTCTCTCGGTCGCATTCTTTACCCCCTTGTAAAGTTTCGGCGGAGAGCAATCGAGTCTTATGTTCTCTACGGGGACCGATACGCTACACCAACCGCAGTTGCGAAAGCGCCATTAAGCGCAAGCACAAAAGAGATTGACACGCTTTATGATCACCTTTCGAATCTGAGCCAAGAAACGGCGATGATTCTCCCGGAGGGATACGAACTGGAGTTTGTAAATCCCGCAGGAAGTCCGGGTGTATTCAAAGATTTGATTGACTACATCGACAAAGAAATTAGCGTTCTGCTTTGCGGAGAAAATGAAGCGGGTCAAGCCGAAGCTGGCTCTCGCGCTTCTTCCCAGGTTGCAAACGTTGTGCGAGTTGTGAAGGCGTCGGAGCTTTCTGAGCTGATTTCTCAAACTTTGACACAAACACTCATTCGTTGGATTGTCGACTTAAACTTCGGCACAGACGTTGCAGCACCAATTCTAACAAGGGAATTTCGCATTGAGGAATCTCCCCTCACGATGCCCGACGTTGCTCTTCTTATTCAGTCCGGATTCACACCGAAAAAAGAATGGCTGGAACGTCACTTCCGCGTCGAACTTGAGGATAAGAAGGAAAGTGGCGGTGCTACACAGGAACAAAGCCAAACAACCTATGATCCTCAGCAGGATCAAGACCTTTACTCGTCAATTTTTGGCGACGAAAAAACCGGTCAAACCGACCAGCAAAACCAGCAGGAAGACCAAACCACAGAAGATTCTTCTCAGCAGGAAGAAGAACCCTCCCCGGAAGGGTAAAAAATGTTATCAGATCCCCTTATAGACTGTGTTCACAAAAAGAATCCATGTTTTTCGAGCGGGTGATCAAACCTCTGCCCAAGGAGTCCAGAGAAACTTCTCCCCGCAAGACTTACAACAAGTTGTAGATACTTACGACCCCTCGATTCACGAGGCTCCCGTTGTTCTTGGTCATCAGGGAGATAACGATAGTTTACCATCATTCGGATGGATTCAAGGGTTTTCCAGAGAGGGTCAAAATCTTTACGCTGACGTTTCTTTCTCGGACGCAGCGAAAGATTTAGTCAAAAATGGTCACTACCGTAAAGTTTCAATCTCGTTCTATTCTCCCGATAGTCAAATCAACCCGCATACGGGTAAATGGAGCGCTCGGCACTTGGCCCTGTTGGGGGCTTCACCCCCGGCAGTAAAAGGGCTCGAACCTTTCTCCTTTCGAGAAGAAGAGGGTTGTTTTGATTTTGCGGTGTCTCTGTCGCCAGATCAAATCTTCGACGACGAACTAGGCCCTACTCTAATTGTTGAGAAGAGCCCTCTGGAAATGCTTCGCGGTAAACTCGACGAAGTTCGACAAGATGTTTCTTCGGCTGTGCGAGACCTTCAGGAATCGAATCAAGACCAGAAAGAAACTCAAGTTGACCAGGCCTCGAACTCAAAAGCTCCTTCGGAGATTGCGAGTCCCGACGAAAACCAACAGTTCGCGGAGCGTTCGAAACGCATCAAAACCAACGAAATCACTCAGCAGACGGCTGAACTTGAAGACCAATTCCCAGAGGAACAATTTATGGAAGACGGAAAAATCAGCCGTAAGCACGCCAAAGGTGCCCACGGCCAAGTAATGCAGGTTGTAGAAAACGTCTACGACGAGCAACACAAAGAGCTGCCCCCGGCACTTCGCAAGAAAGCCGAGGAAATGAAAGCAAAAGCCAAGGCTCACCCTGGCGAGAAAATTGAAATGGAAGAAGCTGATCTTGACGAACAGCACCGCGAACTTCCCCCTGCCCTGAAAGCCAAAGCCGCAGAGATGAAAGCGAAAGCCAAGCATCTTAAGCCCGGCGAGAAGGTCGAGATGGACGAAATGAGCTACGACGAAGTGTCCTACAAGACCAATCCTTCTGCGGGGGTTGTTAAGTTCGGTAAGAAGAAAGAAAGCGACGAAGACGACGATACCGGTCGCTTTGAAACCGCTCGCTCTTCAGACAACGGATACGCTGACCGCATGCAAACCGGTAAAGAAGGAAAAGGTGGTGTTGGCGATGACCGCATGAACACTGCAAAGAGTTCAGAGCAAGATGGCGATCGCATGAATACTCCAAAGAATGCGATGCAAGATGCCGACCGCAAAAACACTGCGAAGGACACTTCCGATAACGCAACTGGAGAGTCCCGTTGGGCCGGTCAAGCCGACGCTGAAAGTCGAGTGGAAAACATGGATCAGTACGATGTTGATGCCAACAGCTATCCTGAGCCGAACCGTCCGAAGACCGCTTCCGGCGCAAATCCTGCCGGTCGGGAAGATGCCGATACCAAGGTTCCTACTGAGACCGAAGAATCCCCTGACAACGAAGTGTTTGCTGTAAGCACCATCAACGTTATGTCTGATGGAAGCATGCGCGTAATGCGTCAAAAGAGCAGCCAAAGTCGCCAAGCTACCAAGGGCGGAAAGATTAACTACGCTGAGCCTGAAGCCGACGAAATGACGTCCGAGCTGGGTGTTACTGCGATGGGCGAAGTTGACGATGATTTGGTTCAAGGCAAAGCAAAACTGAAGAAAAATCAACTGGACCCTGGCCAATTCGAAGGCGGAGTGGCTGAAGTTACTGGCCCTGATGGTGTTTTCGCCGAAAGCTACAAAGGTGAGAAGAAAGCCTCAGGCAAGCAACTCACTCCTGGAGCCATGGACGAGATTGACGAAGCAGCTCGCACAGTTGGCCCCGACGGTGCTTACTCAGAGGACAACCTGAGCGGCGAATTTGAAGGTGGTCCCAACCAGAAAACAAAGCGTTCCGGCGGTGTGTTTGCTGAAGAGCATGGTGAAGGTAAGAAGCCTTACACCAAGACAGGTTTCGGTTCAACATATGGCGACGATAGCGAAGACGACGAAGACGGTGAGGAAGATTACAACGAACTTTCCGCTGATCATTGCGGTATGAACTACGGCATGGGCTCAATGGCTCAGGCGAAGCCGATGGGCTATCCTGAGGCAATGTTTGAAGAACTTGATCGTCTGAAGAAAGAGCATGCTGAACTTCAGCGTCGTTACGCCGAAGAAAAGATGGCTGCCCGTAGAGCCAAGATCGCGTCATTCGTCGAGTCTCTGTACGATGAAGGTCGCCTGACTGACGGCATTATGCCTCAAGACGAGCTGCAAAGCTACTGTGAAGGGCTTGATTTCGGCACTCTGGAATTCTCCGAAGGCGAAACTGCTGCTACCAAACTTCTTGGCCTTCTGAGCAAACTGCCTCCGATGGTTTCTTACGGTGAAATCGCTGGCGGAACCTTCCAATACGCTGAGGAAGATCTTGACCCCCATAGCAAAGCTCTGAAGCTTGTTGAAGCTGAAGGGATTGACTACGTTGAGGCGATCAAGCGCACGATGTATAACTGAGGATAGAAATGGATCTCCTCTCTTTAATCGGAATGGCAACGAAAAGGAGGGGAGATTATTTCACCCAGGCGGAAGCTCTTCTCAAAAAAGTTGACACTCAACCTGAACTTGAAGAGAAAATGAAAAAAGAGGCCGAAGTTTTGGTGAAAGGCCTCCGCGACAAACAAATTCGTTGGGAAGAGTATGAGCGCACCCTCCTTGATAAAACCGTTATTTCCGCTTTGGCTGCGGTTGGTTTAGGTGCGAGCGGTTCAAACCCTCGAGGGAAGATGGAAAGGGCTTGGCCCAGCATCGTGGGGGACTTACTTCCCCCCTTGAACGACTTTCTTGACGAAACGAAACAATCTTTACAAAATGGCGAAATTGTCATCGGCGATAAAACCGAAGATTTCGCAGAAGTAACGAGCTGGTTTGGTTTGCTTGGCAGAGTAATTCGATATATCGCAAACCCTTCGTATTCCTTCTTCAACCTTGGCGAATACTACGTACGAAGAGATCAGGGGTTTCGAGAAATGAGAAGAGTTCCCCGTCTCGACGGAAGAACGTGTCCAGACTGTATCAGTTACGGACATATGGGTTGGTTACCAATCGGAACTCTTCCAATGCCTGGAAGAGAATGTCAATGTTACGATCGTTGCCGATGTAGCATCGAATACCGCTAGGGTAAAAACTGATAGTTTAACTGGGTGTAAAACAAGTCCCAGAGCAAACAAATTGAAGTCCCCCTTTATAGGATAAAGTCATGAGCACAAATGCAGGCCCCGTATATGGCCGTCAATACATTCGTTACGCAGAAACTTTCGAAGCTCCCACTGATACTCAAGCCGGTGTCGTCGGCGTTGTAGAAATCGGTGAGTTTCGCGCCGTTTCTTACGCTACTTGGGCTGGCCCGAACTTCGCCGCCGCTGGCGACGCTTTCTCAGCTCCTCCTACCACTATCGTTGGTATCAACCAGGCTTATATGCCTACCACTCTGGCTCAGCCTTATACCGCTCGTCAGCTGACCGTTGCTACTTCCGGTCTTCTGCTGGTTGAAGTTGCTCCTGCAGTAACTCTGTCTGCTATCACCCTCAACACTCAGCTTGAGATCAACACTCTTGGTCAAGCTGTTGCTCCTACAACTGGAACCGCTGTTACTCTGGATGGAACCAAACCCCTGATTCGCGAGCAAGTCGGAATCGGCGGTCGTAAGTTCGTTCTTGTTTCCTTCGCCTGATAATTAACCTGGGTTGGGCATCCGCAAGGTGTAAGTCCCAACTGTGGTTATCAACCATTTGAAGTCGTTTAATTATTTCGGAGACTCCCTCCCATGATGAACCTCCAGCAAACCTATGCTGGCGTAGATCCGATTCTGACTACGCTCGCACAAGGTTTCATGCTTCCGGCGACTAACATCGCCAACTTTATCGCCCCCGTTGTTGACACCCCGACTCGTGCTGGCCGCATTCTGCGC